TATCGATTGTTCCATACCCTGTTCCTGTATAACTGCTTTGCCCTCTCTGATTAACAGGATTTCTAAAGTCCCAGTTGTGCAGAAGATTCTTGTTTGGTGATGTTGTTTTGTCTAGCTTAGTGCCGATTAAGTCAGCAAGCGCCTTCCCCTGCTTTGCCGACAATGCGCTTGTCGAAGAATCGGAATCAAGCGAATCAATAACGGGAGTAACAGTATCTGTAAATACAGCACCGGCAGGCACATCTGATTCGACCGTATGACCATTTACTTTTTCAGCATTGTCCACAATTCCATTGTTGTTTTGGTCATACACCGCTTTCATCATATCGCCCATGCCGACCGCTGCCATTGCATCGGCAACCGCTTTTTCGCTTGGAACTTTATCTGCCGCATTTCCTAAAGTCTGAGTTACTTCCACTATGCCGTCCAATACGGATTTATTGCTATGCGTATGCCGGTTGGCTACAGCACTGGCAAGATCAGCGTTCGTCTGCGTATAAGTATCCAACAATCCTTTATTTAAGTGTGAGTGCCTCGCTTCCGTGTTAGCCGCTACTTTTCCCTTTTCTGTATCATCGTAATCGTATGTAGACAATCCTTTTCCGGGAACTTTATCAACCTTGCCATTAAGCGCATTTTGCGTTGCAGTTGAAATGGGCTTATCTATATCGGAGGTGTTATCAACATTGCCTAGCCCAACCTGCGACTTTGTTACAGCATGAGGATTTTCCTTATTGTTTATATGAGCATCAAACTCCACTTTCGTTGCCTGCAAGTTATTAGAAACATTTCCAAGGCCAACCTGAGTCTTTGTCACGGAATGGGGATTGTTGGTATTGTTGAAGTGTGCAACGATCAGCAATACGATTGCCTTAATCTGTTTCCATACAGTAAGAGCCGGATTGGAAGGGCTTGACGGATCTTTCAGTTCTGATATTTCCTTTGAGCCAATTTCTTCGGCCATACTGCCGCCGCCGCCCGTCCCATCTTCTCCGAAATTGAAGTTCAGATTCCCTTTCCCGATGCCGCCTTTCTCGCCATTGTCGTGGGTTGCGTCCGGGTTGAACATCTTCATTACTTTATCTAAGTCTCTACATAACGCTTCAGGGCCCATAGCGTCCTTTGATGGCTGCCCGGCCGCTCCGCTAAATTCTCTGACCGGTTTATACGTCATTTTAACAACACCTCATCTTTCATAATGTTTGGCAAAACTAAACTAGACTCTTCAAAAATAAATCCGATCGCTATTAAAGTGACCGGATCGTCAATGTTGTTGTTTATTAACTCAACCTGGAAAGTGTTTGAGGCTCTTGACACTTCAACCATCTTTGTTATGGATTCGCTAAATCCCCATATGGTGCCCCAATTTCTGTCGTAAATGAGCGATTCCGCCAAGTCTGCTTTATCGACTTTGTATTCTTCATAGCCCATAATGATATTTATATCAATGTCGGACTTCGGCTCATAGTTTTGTTTGAATACCAAAGCTAAAAACCGCAGATTTTTTATCGAAAAGAAATTGCCGAGCGCATAGGCTTTTGTTTTAACGTGATACGGAATCGGCTTTTTATCTCCTGTCTCAACGTCAATGTCTGAGTAACCATCATTTGCCTTCAGCAAGAAATTCGTAGATGCGAAATACAAATCTTCGGGATCAGGCAACCATTGATTCACGATCCAACCCGTCCGGATCGTAAAACTCTTTGTATCCCATTCGTATTTAAGCACCTTGTCGTTCTTCACTCCGTCAGTGTTGTAGGCCAGATAATATACGTTATCATAGAAAATTCCTCTGCACATCTTTTTGTCCTTGATTGAGGCCATCGTCTTTTCGACCCGGTTTTCCGTAATCTTTTTAACGATATCTTTCCCCTGAATCAAAACAAGATCACTACTGAGAATAGATGCGCTGACAGTATAAATCCCGTCTTTTCCGAGAAAAGTAAAGGAGTACGGAGTTAACGCAAGGCTTTCGTGACAAGCGCAGCCGTAAGGAAGATTAAGGGGCCGCCATCTGGCATCTTTGAGCGGGGTTATCCCGTCCCATGCGTACCATCCATTTTCATAGCTTACAATGACAGAATCGGACAATATACCGATTGCCGTAATATTACCGTACCCGCTGGCAGGGTATACTTTATTGATTGCTGAAGCAAAATAGGTCGGATTCCCAATTTCGCTATAATATAACCCGTTATCGTCCGGATTTCCGGCTGCGAATACCCTGAATGATCCCGGATGCACAACAAACATCGTGCATTTCTTGATAGGCGTCAAATCATTGTCGTTGTCTTTCCCTTCCTGCGTAACTTCATAAGTAGCACCTATTCCTGTTGTGGAAGGATCAAAATACCCGTTTACCGACAGTCCTGCGGTATCCTTTTCAAATTTGACGGAATTACTAATCTTCGTTTTGGTCCACCCGGGAGTGCTTATCGCCATGATCTTGTCGATTATTTGAGGCACCGTATCAGAAGCTGAGATTGAGCAAGTGAAGGTTTCGTCGTTAAGAACGATACTGGCTGTTCCCGCTGCAGAAGCGCCTTTTGTGATTGTGAGAACAACGGTTTCTTTTTTTGAAGGATCATAAGGCGTAACTTTTGCAACAACATTTGATGAAAAATATCGAACGCCTGTTACATCTTCCCATTTTTCATCATCTTCATAATTTTCCGTTTTTAAATTTATGGAACCCAGGTCGGTTTTGGCCATATAGAAGTTTCCTATAGTGCCATTTGTAGAATGATTGTTTTTTACGATTTTTCCTGTCGTGATTGTTACGGTACCGAGATCCGAAGCATAATTAAAATCTCCCCAAACATAAAGTTCTGAGCCGTCGCCAAAATATAGGCAGTTATACATCACAAAGGGATAAATTCTCGTCGCTCCCTCTGTGAGTGTAATTTTTTCTGTTAATGTGCCATCATTGATATTTACATCGTAAACCTTGCCGTCTTTAACGATGCACCTTTTATGTGTGCTCCCGACCGTCCAGCGGACCCCATCGGTTATGTCGGCCTCGTAAGAATCGCTATTAACTTTCGTGCAACCCTTACTTGTTTGAATTCCTTTTACTTCTGCGCTGTAATCGGCGCACTCCGAAAAGGCGAGCTCTGAATCCTTAATAGATATTGCTGCTATGGAATCGTTGAGGCCGCCGGAAAAGTCCGAATATACTAATTGCTGTAACATTATGTTACCTCCTTGGTGGCATACGTCTGCCCCTGCTTGCCTGGCGATTTACTGCGCTATTGGCCTCAATTAAAGCCTCATGGAACTGTTGCATGAAAGATACTGCGTCAGCATCAGTTTGACCGAAGAGCCTTGCCCTGATCTTTGAGGCAAGGTAATACGGTATGCACTCCTGGTAGGGTTGCGGTATCGGAAGCTGCTCTTCGGCGGTTTGGGGCATAGGTGGCATCGAGTAATAAGTGGCCCGATATGTTCCTGCATCCGTAAATTCGATAGTATTATCACTATCGACCACATACCCGAAGTTCGGACTCACTGTACGGCCCGATGCGTTTTGTACGCTGATTAGCCGAACAAGCTCTTTTGTAAAGCTGTATTTCTGTCCTTTAACGGCGTTATCGAATGTGTCGGTGACTTTCTTCCCGGCCTTGTAGTGTCTCGTCACAATTTCCCTGATCGCATCTTTTACCCAAAGAAAGCTTGTCACTTCATTAAGCTGTATGCCGGATATTGTCTGTGCGTTTATTCTTGATTCGTTTGCGTTCACGAAACATCACCCCCCCATACAATGAGTCCTCTTATACCCATCATAAAGTTCATCCCGTTCGACCGCCAAAGATACATCCTTTGCGGCTTCATAGCTTGCGCTTTCAAGGGCATTCCTGAAATCTTTCCTGCTTTCCGCATCAATTCTTGCATTTTCTTCTTTCATCCGCTTATATATCGTATCGCCGTGCATAGCTATGTTCGTTTCTCTGCACAGTTGTAATGTTCTATAGTCAAGTTCTTCATATGGGACTTTAAAACAGTAGGTATCAAACCCCTTATTATAAGTGGAATGAACCTCGAAAGCGCCCCTTAACGTGTTGTAGCAAATAAAATACCCCGGCTCAATCTCTTTGATTCTATCAGCAATGCGGTAAACATCATTTTCAATGAGTCTTAGCCAAGGGCGTGTTAATAAAACCCTGTCTATTATCTGTCTGTTCATGCCAATAGTCCCCCTTTAAACAAATTAAACAAAGGGGGAGGGGCCGGAGCCCCTCCCAATGATTTTTGTTATTTTCAGCCCTCTTCCTCAATACCGAGGATGATAGCCTGGCCGCCGGGCCTCTTGCAGATCAGTTCTGCGTACAGGGCCATCGTGGCCTCGTAGGCCGCTTTGTTGGTTATCCTCGTAAGGATTGCGCCATCAGCGTCGAGCCAATCCCAATCGGCAAGCTGAGCAAGCTCGAAGTCGTTGAGATTGATGAGCGCCATAGCGTTTGACATGAAATATTTTTCTGCGGTGATCGGAACGCCGTTGTAGGAAATCAACTTGTATCCGCCATCGACCTTCATCATCTCCGGATTTCTCTTATAAGTGTTCTGCTCATTTACATAAGCAAGTTCGACACCGTCGGAGCATACGAAGAAGGAAGGTGTTTCTCCCACTCTGTTGTCAACGACCTTCAACGCCTTCGCCATCCACAGGGAATCGAAGGCGGCAGGCTGTCCGCCGGAAGATTTGTCGAATACCTGCGGGTTGAACCATTTCGCATTCGCCCTGTTGATGCCGTAGAGAGTGTTGTTCGGAGTGAGGATCTCTTTCAGGCCGGTTAATTCCATGCCATAGTTACCGGCAAGGGTAATATACTGCCCTTCTGTTACCGATACATTCGATCCGAACGTAATCGTGTTGGTGTCCCTGTCAACGTCAACGATTTCTTGAGCGTCAACAGATTTTGTTATGGTCCCGGCATTGTCAGTCAAAATGTCAACCACCTGGCCCTGATAAAACGCCTCTATGTTTCCATCAACCACAACATTCTTTTGGTTTGAAACGCTGGCGCTTACAGTACCCATGATGCCTTCGTGGGTATTGCAGAGATTCCGGCGGATCATGTCGTTTGCGTCAACAGTGACGCTTGCCATCTGCTCGGTGAGCTCGTCAACAAACGCCATTCTGTTGTCTTTTGAGCTTTTCAGCAGCTTATCGGTCAGGGCGATTCTTGCGTAAAGGTTCTTGACCGAAGCCTCGCCCATCTTGTGCTTCCTTGCGGAAGGAGTAGGCAGATCTCCGTCCTCGGCTCTTGCGCCTATACCGCCATGTCTGCCGTACTGCAGCGGGAATTTAAAAAGATTTCCGACCGCTGTTCTGTTTCTTTTCTTCAATGCCGCATAAAGCGGACCAGATTTTTCGTTCAGTTGCTTAATGATCGGACCCTGATAATAGGTTTTCAGGGCTTCCGCAACCGTGGTAAGTGTTGATGTTGCCATATTTCTCGCTCTCCTTTCCCATAAAACAGAAAAAGCCTTTCGGCTTATTAAGGGTTAAATTATTGTTGGTTTCCGCTTAGTATGCGCCTAACCGCTTCTTCAGCAATGCCGCCGCATCTTCAAACGAGTTGATCTCAAGCTTTGGAGTTGCCGCCGGCATTCCGTCATGGATTACGGCGGGCTTTCCGTTCTGTGAAACTTCTTTGAGATACGCCGTGATTATCCTGTCTTTGATTACAGGATTTTGAATGATCTTCTCAATCGCACTTTCGTCGTTGAGATAATCTTCAAGCGGCTTATTTGCTGAAAGGGATTTGTTTTTCGCCATGAGATACGCTTCTTTATACGATTTTGGATCGTCTTTCGGAAGATTTTTTTGGTTGATATACTCGGCAATTTCTTTGCCGAAATCTGTGATGTCCGAAAATTCGGGTTCCTTTGCAACTTCCGCAAGCGCCTTGATGGCCCTATTGCGTTCCTCAATGGCCTGCGACTGTTTAAGGACCGGCTCAAGCCTGCTGGTGAGCGCGTTCATCTGCTCTGCCACCTTCTTATCAGCAATCATATTTGCCAGTTCTTTAACTGCCGCTACCGGATCAACAGAGAATTTCTCCATAAATTCATCTGAATCAATGGATATTTCTTCTTCTTCCGGCTTTTCGCCTGGCGGAGCATCTTCTTTTTTGGTCGATTCCATCAAACTGCGCAGTTCACCGATAATGTCCTCTTTCAGAGTATTCAGTGATTCCGGATTAAACTGCGGCTGCGGTTTCGGTTGATCCTGCGGCTGACTTTCGTCGACCGGAATGTCAATAGTTTCTCCGTCGGCATTTTGTGGTTCTGCGGGCGGGGTATCCTCTCCACCCTGTTCGGCTGCCAGTAAGTTGTCTGCGTCCTCGAACATGGCTTTAAAAGCTTCCCCTGCACCTAAAATGTCTAACACCTGCTCCGTAGATTGCTCCGTACCTTTGTTAGCATCTTCCATTGTCATTTCTAATCCCTCCTTAAATATCTTTACTGAGTTGGCTCAGTAAGGACCAATTGATTATTTCCCTGCTCCACAGGGATACTTTGCATCTGCATCTCTTGTTCTGCTGCTGCTTTCATTTGCAGACTCGCAAGATGCTCATTTACATGCTGCTCGAATATCTGATCTATTTCAGGATTCTTGAGCAGCGCTTCTTCATATTCGGCTTTAAGCCTAAAGTTGTTGTGGATTGAAATGTGAATGATATCATCGTCGAAACTCCTGATTTTGGCCGGTTCTCCAACAATCATGCTATTGTTTTCACGAGCAGCCCTTCTTTGCTGTTCGTCGTCGGCATCAACAAAATCTTCCCAATTGCCAAGATCAAGCATTTCAAATATCTTGATTCTGCCTGCATTGGTGATGCCTCCAGTTTTCGGGTCATTAAACAAGCCACCGTTGAGCAGTTCAATGACTTTCTGCCGTCTCTGCGAAAGGGTATCAGAGGCTTCCGGCTCAAATTCAACAAACACATCAAACGATGTAAGGTCGTTACCGACAAACTGGCTGATTTCAAATTCGTCATTCTTGCCGATATCCCGTACAATCCGTGGGTATGTGACATTGTTGCGGTAAAGGATCAACCACTTTTTCCCGACGCTTGCAAGGCAATTTTTAATATTTTCGGCTTCCAGACCAATTCTTGTATCGTCCTGCTCTGCCAGTCCTGCGATTGCAACCCCTGAAGTTACATTTGTCGGGACCATAGATTGCTTTGACAGCAAAGATACGCCGGAAAGCCTGTCCATAGCTTCGAGCAATCTGTCGGCTTCAGCGGCCAGTTCATGCGGCAGCGGGGGTATTTCCATAAATTTCGGCGCTTTCGCTCCACGCTGGTAAAGAATAATCTCCCCAGGGGCAATTCCTTCCTCACGGTAGTAATCTTCGTCGATAAGCGTTCCGTCCTCTGCCTCCAATACGCCAATCGTCACCCTGTTGATATAGTCTTGGATGCGGTTCTTGATTGAGTTGTAGTTTATCTGAAGAGGAATCATCCTCTCGATAACCGACCTGCCGAAAAAACCGTCCGTCTTTAAGGATTGTTGAACGTCGAATGGCAAAATGTATTCTCCATTCTCTCCCATGGCGTCCGGAAGCGGACCGTAGTAGTAAAGATGATTGTCGCTGCCAATAATTAACCGTCCCATTGGGTATCTCGGAGATGGAAGTTCATACTCTTCATAAACCCTGACAACATTATGTACTTTGGTTATGCCGTAGGTCTTTCCGTACATTCTGCCAGAAAGACCGCTCCCGTAATTTCTGTCGTCGGAGTTCATTATTTTGTACGTTTCATAGTCCTTGCCCTCTTCAATAATGCCCCAGGTGTTATATATTTCTTCAGGGCTCAACAATGCGGAGTGCATTACTCTCCGGTTCTGCCTGCATGGTAACGATAGGTTTTCCGGATAAATTTCAAAAGGCGAAACAAGAGTTGTCAGAACGTCCCCTTCGTAGATCTTCTGATATACTACATCAGGTTCCAACCCAAGCAGCTCGTTTTCGTATTGGTAAATCGACAGTTTTAAAGAATCTTCTTCGGTAATTTTCCTCTTTATGATGCCTATAACCCTGCCTCTTGTCGGGCTCCATACAGTTTTCCAGATTGCGGTGCCGGTCAATCCGGCAATTAAATTAGCCTCCTGCTGAAGATCGCTCATGTTAAGGTTTCTTTTCGTGGAGGCTAAAATCTTATTGCCTATTTTGGCCGACGTTCTATCCTCACTTGAAGAGGATGCCGGCCTGTTTTTCAGGTTATTTTTTCTTTTTGACAGAATTGCAAATCTGGCTTCAACGTTCGGAGCGATTTCATTGAAAACGTTTCTTTCTTCCCAATCGGCAAGAACGGGAATTTCTGTAATGTCATTCAGGGCGGCGTCTATTGTCGTGAACTGATTGCCATTGTAGAAGTTGATGCAAAGCCTCCAGGTTAATTCGAGCAGGCTTCTTTCCGCCTGCCGCTTCTTAAATCTATTTTTCAGATCTTGCAGAACTTCTTTCTCAAACGCTTCTTTGACAGCCTTGCGTCCTTCTTCATCGCTCAAGAGTATGCTGCTTGCTGATTCATTCCCATCGCTTGAAAACAGGCGCTTCGCAAGCTGCGCCGCTTTTCCAAAATCAAACAAACAACATCACTTCCTTTCATTCATCGCTGATTGCTGCCGTTTTACCAAGTTGGTGTGTTCTCCGTTTTTTACAGGCTGCTCGAAACTCTTATACTGTGGGTAGTTTTTTGCTGCGATCATTTTCACATATTCGGCCCTCTCCGCATCAAAGCCCTTGATGATTTTATGTTGGATTCGGATAATGGCTAAAATAGTTGCGATCAGCAAAACACATATGACAAAGAGTATTATGAGCATTGTGTTCGTCGTGACCATTTATTTGCCCTCCTATTTTTTGGGGCAGCTTCGTCTATGGCTTATGTATTCCATTTTCTCGGAAGGTTTGCGGAACTTTAAGCCACAATCCTTGCAAACATAAAAGTTGTCGATGTCTGCGTGTTCCGATTCATTTTCTTCGGAGGCCGGCGCCGCATCTGTGGACTCGTCCGACAGTGGATCAATGGACAATTCCTCCGGACCTTCGGGCTGAATCTCTTCGCTCAGAGGATCAGGAACATTGCCATCGTCGTTTCCTCCGTCTACAGGCTCGTCAAGACTTCCTGCGGGCATATCCACAGCAACCTTAATTTCAGGTAATTCTTGTTCGATCGGGGTCTTTCCGATACTGGCAAGCCCTTCCTCCGGCGTCCATCCTTCTCCATAAAGAGATACGCCGGCTTGCCGGACAATTTCATCCAAACACTCACGACAAACATTCCAGTATGCAGGGGCGTGTCCCCTCAAACCGATGCTAAAACCGGCCATGTTTTTACAAGTGTAGACTTCGCATCTCATTCTTTTTCTGAGTGGCGTTATTATGTGCTTCCCCTTCATTCTTACCATCTCCTTCTGCGGTGCTTTCTTCCACCGTTCATTAATCTCTCTTTGTGTCGTTGCTGCGGAGTCTTTTCTTCCTCGACCTTCCTGGCGGATTTGCTTGCATGATGCGATATCAGGCCGTAACCAACAGCATCATATGGGTTATCAAGATCTGGCAGATCCGCAACAACTTCAGGATTGTTTTCGTCGTTTACAAGCTGTGGCATGATCTCAATTAAATATTCGCAAGTGCTGAACACCTGAAGCTTTGCCATGTATTTCGGTTTGCTCGGATCGGATTGAACAGGAGCAAGAAATGGCTTCAAGTATTCATGGAACGTTGCTTTTCTGAGTTTTCTGTCCGTAATCGCCGGAATGAAACCTTCGTTCAAGCCGCCGTCCCGATAATAGTCGATTAAATTTTTACCGGAAGTATCTCTATGATTTGTATGCCATGCGTCAAGACCGGCCACGATATAATCGAGCTTTTCTTTGTCCATCTTTCCGGTTTCGTCATTATAAAAAAACAGACTCGAATTAAATATCCTTGCCTGATCTGAATAAGTAACCTGCGGCTCTTCTCTCCACCTGGAATTTTCGTAATAAACATAAACAATGCCGTCATCAGAAACGGCAAATTTATACCATGCGTAAGGATCGTTGTAACCGTTGTCCACCGATGCAAACCGTCTCCAATGCCGTGGGATCTCGAATGGTTCACATACATGTATTTCATATGACCATTCAGGGAACGACACATTTTCGCCTGCAAGTAAAGCCTCTTCTTCGGTCCTGGGATATTCCTGCATAACCTTGCTTCCCATGGCCCTGGCCGTATTTTCGTACCATTCTTCGGTACGTCTCGGGTCAGCAAAGCAGTTAAGGAATATCTTATGGAATCCCTTCGCAGCAGCATTCTTCCAGACATGTTCAAAGAAGCTGCCTCTCTTGTTGGTTGACAACCCGACAAATTTACCGGAAGTCGGCCTGTTGATCGTCGGAAATGCCGCATCGAAGATTTCTGACGCCCATTTATGGAACGCCCACTCGTCGAAGAATACAATATCGCCTGTCAGAGAACGTCCGGCGCCCTCTGTGGCCGGCTGCGCTTTGATGTATGAATTTTCTTTTCCATACCGCACAAATTCGATGGACAAGGTGGTTTTTATGTAATAAAGCCCTTTGTAAAACCTTTTTCCGTACTGTTTTTCAAGTTCTCTGACGTCTTTTTCCTCTAAAATCAGCCATTTGGGAAGATGTCTCAGAATAAAATCAACTCTGTTGATTAATTCTTTGGATTTCCCCTCTGTTTCTGAAAGAATCAGGGCCGTGTATCCCTCAAATTTAAGGCATAAATGAGTAATTAAGCATAAAATTAGCCAGGTAAAACCAAGCTGCCTGGCCTTTAAAATGATATTCAGCCGATTATCGAGAATTTCTCGCAGCGCTTGTTTCTGCGATTCCCACATATCGAACTTAATAACAGGGTTCCCTGGGTCGTCTTTATTCTCTATTCTGCAATATTCTGTAATAAACTCTTCTGTAGGGCAATCGGTAAGGATATATTCCTTCTCCATTTCGATTGCCTTTTGTAATGCGGCCTGTTTTTCTTTTTCAGATAAGTCTTTCACGCTTTATCACTCATTTCGCATATTAATTGCGGGAGCACGGCCCGAAGGCCGCACACCCGCTATCCAAGAAAGGAGGATGCCGTCAAGCGTCCTGATAATCTTTTTGATTATTTTGCGCTCGTCCCTTCTACTCCACGCCGCTCACGGTCCTTAGAACGCTCTCCGAGCCAGTACAGGGCTCCTTCAAGCATCCTGATAGCCGTCGAATTTTCACGGCAGGAGTATTCAGTCAACTGGAAGTGCTGCAGCCGGCATATGACAATGGCGATAAGGTCCTCTTCGGTCACGCCGTTTATGCCACATTCTTTTACAGGGCCCTCCTGAAAATCAATATGCTGGCAAAAGTATTCCTCTCCGGCTTTTGATAGACTAGGTTGTACCACGAAGTGATGTGGCGCTCCATATTTCATTTCTTCCGGATCTTCGTGAAATATTATCGTGTTCCTGTTCGTAAGCAGGTAGTGTTTTAATTCTTTCATTTTCATTTCCTCCTTTCTAAAACACAACCTTGAGCATCATAAGATGTCTGATATTACTTTCTCTTTGTTCCACAGCCCATGACTTTACCTCCTATTCGTGTTTATTTTGCGATTTCATCCTTATGTTTTTTGAAACAGTTCTTATCGTCGGGTCCTTATTCTCCATTTCCCCCTGCCCCCTTTTGGTTTTAAATTTTTATATATTTTTTAGAGCCGCCCCGCCGTTTTCTGCGCTTCCTGGGGCTGCTCTTCTCAAAACCTTTCTTCTCGCACTCCCTATACCATGCGCATTTACCCTTACAGGCATGGCAACTCGGCTGCCGCATACAATAATCCGTTGACATATGCAACAGCCCCCTTTTTAAGAAATTTTTTTATAAAAAATTCTGAAATGGCCTTACTTTTCGTGGAATTTCCGGATCACCCAATCGGGCAAATATTCGTCCAACTGCTTCTGAAACAGCATGTAGAGCGACGCTGATAGGTATTTGCTCGTGTTAAAATACAAGGGATTGATGTAATACTGCGCCGTCAACGTATTCTTTGACTTAATAATGACTTTCGCAATCACTCCGGCATTTATCATCCTGTCAAGAAACTCCTTGAAGCGCCTCTCGCACATGCCTACAATCTGCTGCATGTCGTATTCCGATGCCGGAACATATTTCTTGTTCCGGTAAACGGCAATCATGTTCGTATTCTTGTACAAATGCTCCGCAAGAAGGTGCATGTTGGCATAGTCGCTCTTGTTCTTGATAACGTCCGAAAGGCGTATCTCTTGGTAGAACTTCACATACTTTGCATTGTTCCTGAAAAGATACCCTTTCTCCGGATGAAACGTCTCGAATAAACCGCTTTTCTCCGCCATCACCTGGCCCGTATTCTCGTCTATTAACTGTGCTTTCCTGATCGGCATTTCGTTACCCTCCTCGCGACATTTCTGTGTGACAAATTTGTGCAAAAAAAGCCCGTTTTTTGTACAAAAATGTCATACGGACTTGCAAAGAAAAATGGCTATATTTCAACGTTTATAAGGATAATTGTAAATTTTTGGAGGAAATTTTCCCTTAGTATATATATATACGGAAATTTTCCGGTCGTACTGTCCCGTAGTCCAGACCGTTATTCTCCTTTATCGTCGCCCTACAGACCTCTTAAGACCTCTCAAGCACGTCTGCAAAGGCGTATGTCCCCGTTGACCACGCTTTGGAATTGTGATAGCTTGGTAGTGTGCGGGACCCACACCACCACTGGCGGGGTACCCACGGCGCAAAAAGTTTGCTCCCCCCCCTACCCCTAGGGGTGCCATCACCGCCCCCAGGATAAAAAGAAGCCGCCGAAAAAATTAAGGTTGTCCTTCTCCGGCATGGTCAGAACCGCCACTACATATTGTGGTTTCCCGTCCAAAATCCCTATCCTTAATAATTCCGGTTTCCGGTCCTTCCGTGATTAAACCCGCAACCATTGATATTCCAACGCTTTAGGCAGATAACCAAGTATCATTTCCCTTAAACACAATTTAAGGAATAGATAAATATTTCGGTCAATCCTGCCTCCGGGCCGAAGAAGTTGTCCTCTCCATAACCCTCTGCATGAGCTCCATGGCCTCACTCTCCGACATCATATTAATGAAGGTGAAATTGTTGCTCTGCGGCTGCTGCCCGGTCCTGGTTACGCCCATCAGCTTATCTTGCAGGATGCCATAGATCAGCGCCGCATGATACGCAGAGGCAGAGCCTATTTTGGCCCGGACCTGCTGCAATGCAAGCTTTTGGAGGTCCACGACCTCGGCTAAAATGGCGTCCTTTTGGCGCTCGTATAGGTCGGAAAAGGTTTCTGCCTTTCTCAGGCCCCCACCTCTCCCCTCCCCGCTCTCATACTTATGCCTGTCTCTGATCCACTTTTGAATGGTCGGCTTAGTGATTCCGGTCTGCCTTACTACCTCTTCAATATTGCCGGAAACATCATATATTGCAAGGGCTTGAGCGATTACCTTGTGAGAGTATTTTTTGCCTTTAGAGTACTCTGCCTTGGCTAATGTTTTGGCTAATGTCAACCGCAACACCCCCTTCGGTTTACAATTCAATCCATCATAGCATAATATCATACTTTCAGGCCTGACGGTACGGTTTTTACAAAAAAATTTGAGAAAAATCAAAAATTTTTTGAAAAAATGCTTGACATAGTACTAGTCTAGTGCTAATATGGTGCTAGACAGAGATGCAAAACAGCTAGGAACGTTGAAAATTGAACGATCTCGAGGCACCTTGAAAAGCGAGCAAGAAGGGCCGTGAAAAACCAAGGGGGATCGGTCCGTGGCGGGCGAGGGAAGGCGCCGCCTAAGCTATGACATAGCAGCTACTCGGCCAGGCTTGACGGCCGGGAGCCAGCATCGGGAGCTAAAGACCGATGCAGTTGAGAGTAAGCTAAAACTCCCCTTGTGTAGCAGAGTGACGGGGCGCAAGCCCCGGTAATGCGGAGGTCCGGTCACAACCCCGGACGTTGACAGCGCAAACCGTAGCGTTATAATGGTACCAGATACCAAGAAGGAGGGAACAAAATGGGAAAGATGCATTATGAGTGGGCGGGCGGCGAAAGCCCGAAAACCCCCGGAAAGATCGTGGACTACATGAGAGTGACAGACGAGGACGGCAGAGAGATCCTGTATGCTGAGTCAGAGTGGATTGACACCACAGAAGAGAGTCCACAGCGCGACCAGGAGGAAGAACAATACAGGATATTTTGGGATTGTCTAGAGCAGCTTGCGGTGGAGGCAGGCTCGAAAGGGATCGATCTGAGAGATGTCAATATCCCGTGGGACCATTACGGGAGCCCGACCGAGCACTTCGGCAGCATACGGGACGTGCCAGCGGCGCTCTCCCCATATCTCGAGAGGTATTTTTAACATCAATTTTTCCCCGCAGATGCGGGGGTAAGGGGGAAATAGTAATGGAGAGAAAACAAATAATAGAGGAAATGATCCGCAAATACAACATAAAGGACAACGGAGACGGAAACCTTAAGGTCAATATTCCTAGCGGATATAAGCTGACCGATGCCGAAATCAATGCAATTAGGTCCGCAAAGCCGGAAATACTTGCTTATTTTGCAGACAGGAAAGCCGAGCGGGAAGCGGCAGCGGAAGCACGGAGAGCGGAACGAGAGGCCATAGACAGGCCCCTGCTGGACGAAATGTACGCCAAGGCCGAAGAACTCAGAAAGCAGATCCCGGAGGGGCATGTCGAAGTGACGGTCACTAAGACCGGAGATTTGGACGGATGGCCCATCCTGGAATACGAGGCTGACGGCGTAAAACTCAGGCGGGACGAGGTAAAAATGATCGGCTCCGCATGTGCGGTACGGCCGGGAGCGCTGGGGGCATTTGCGGAAATATGGATTGCCTCCATCGACAGAAATAAACTGGAAGAAATCAGGACCAGGAACCAAAAGGCCGCCAAGGACAAGGCAGCGGCCAAGGAAGCTCGTCGCAAGGAGCTAATGGAAGCGGAAATCCCACAATGCGCTATCGAGGACTACAACCGCTACAAGGGCGACGCTGAAAAAGCGTGGGAAGCCCAAGATGAAGGCGCATGGGCGATGATCGAGAAATGGGCCCCCTACATTGAGGCACAGCGTGGGATGCACCCTGCAAAAGCGCTGAAGCTTGCTAAAGAGGCGGTCAGGGAGGCAAATTACGGTATTAACGATTAAACGAAAAACACAAGAAATGGGAACCTTGAAAAATCAGGGTTCCTTTTTATTTAGGAGGAAAAGAAAATGTCAGCAAATCAAATCGGCCTTGAAATTGAAAGTCCCTGCCCGATTGCGCCGGTGCAGGGAAGCGCCCCGAAAGCCCACAGAAGAGCAAAAGAGGCTAAATCCAATGTATCACAACCCAAAAGGATTGTAAAGTACGGCGTGACGCTGGTCAAAGAAGGATATGCCGTATACCAAAACGTGTTCGGCGTCAATTTTAAATCTCCCGATGAGGTTGCGGAATTTATTATAGGCGGAATGAAGCTAAACCTTACGCCAACGGAAGAATTTTGGATCATATGCTTGGACACTAAAAATCAGGTGATCGGCCTACACATGGTGAGCCGTGGGAATCTCAACAGCAGCGTCGTACACCCCCGTGAGACGTTTGTCCGGGCAATCCTTAACAATGCCGCATCAATCATATTGTGCCACAACCACCCAAGCGGCGACCCAACTCCGAGCCAGGCAGACATCGACATAACCAGGCGGCTCGCAGAGGCCGGAGAACTGCTGGGCATCGCGGTGCTGGACCACATCATTATCGGCGATGGAAACTATGTCAGCCTGAAGGAGAAAATGTTGTTATGATAAGCCGAAACGGGCCGAAAGGCCGTCCGCCGGGAATGGCCGCCCGGCGCTGACGAGCCGGCGAGATTCCGGCGAAACGGCCTCCGGCCGTATGGGTACGAGTTGACAAGACAGGCCGGAAATGTATAATTTAGGTAAAGGAGGAACAGGAAATGAAGAAAACACTCTTTGAGGCGCTCTGCGAAGCCATTGACGCAGGCGACGAAAGACAGGCGAAAGAACTGATGGGCGACTATTGCCCGGCCAAGATGCGCACAGCCTACAAGGTGATCGAGAAGTACGACGGATACACGGCGGCATGTGCGGCCAGGCGAGGCGAACACACCTACACAGGGCACAAGTACCTGGGGCTTGAGTAAAAGCGAAGTTTTCCCCGCAGATGCGGGGGTAAAATAAAGGGAGGAAAGGAAATGAACAAATATCTGTATGTATCTCCAAGGGGATTTGGCAATGAATACGGCATTTACAGCGTGGCGGCTGGCGATACAGGGCAGACGAAAAAGGCCGAGCAACTGCTGGAAAAAGCAAACAGGGACCCGAACTTCCGGGCTAGATGGATAACCCGAAAAGAAGCAGAAAGAATGACAGCGCACAACCGGAAGCTATATCGGACGGGAGAGGCGAACATGCAAAACCCGGCCGGGGCTACAGAGATCGTGAGTATCGCTGAATATTTTTAAAACACACCGTTTTAAAGCAATATCACCAACCGAAAGAGACTTGCCGAAAGTCTCTTTTTTGTTGCAATCAAGTGAGGACGAAAACATGAGTTATTACGAGATCACCGGAAGATTACTATTAATGCAGATGGGGCCGGAGCAATCCGGCTTAATGCCCTGCCCCCAACGGGCAGCCGTCCAAAGGCGGCGATAAACAATATATTTTATAAGGAGGATATGAAAATGGGGCTTGACATGTATCTTGAAAGATCAAAGAAAATTGAATCTATCACACCTGACACATTGCATCGGATAGACTTCGACGTAATGAAAAAAGAGATGCCGAATCTCTTTGAAGCGTTCAGTGCAGAAGGGCTCATAGTGCAGAGAGGCGATCCCGAATTATTCCAATGGTACGCACCTTCCGAAGAAGTTGGTTACTGGCGCAAGGCAAATGCAATCCATCAATGGTTTGTAAAGCATTGCCAAAACGGACAGGATAACTGCGAGGTAACAGAAGTGCCAAAGGAAAAACCGGAAGAACTGCTTGCACTTTGCCGCAGAATTAAAATGCTCATTGAAAACTCCGGCGCAGAAGTAGAAGAAACTGAAATGGAAAGGGTTGTCGGTTATAGCCAAGGCAAAGAGTTGACGGAGAAAATCAGAAGCTACCCGCCAAACATTGTGAATCAGCTTAAATCACTGTTGCCGACGCAAAGCGGCTTTTTCTTCGGGGGTACCGAGTACGATGAATATTACATACAGAACATTTACGACACGATTGAAATGCTGGAAAAGGTGCTGGCAGAAACAAATTTTGATACCCACATTATAACATACCATTCCTCATGGTAAAGCTGCAGAGGGGCCCCGGCTCACCGGGGTTAATGCACAAGAGCCGGTCCCAAGTCCGGCCAGAAAGGAGGAAAAGAAAATGGATATCAAAGAAGTCGGAAAAGCCATGCAGGACATTGAATATGCCCTGTTCAGCATCACATCAAAAGATGATTTCGACATGGATGAAATCAAGGACGCCCACGCAAAAGCACAGCAGATCATGGGGCAGTTCCTAAAGCCTCTAGGCGCCTTTGATAATTCCGCAGAGAATGACGAACCAGGCAGCGAGTTGTACCAATGTATTGACAACAACGGCAATGAAGAGACATTGACATACGGAAAGGTATATCAAGGATGGGACAATAACGGAGAGACAGTAGTGATACTGGATGATACCGGGGAACGCAACGTTTATCTTGTCGAAGCTTTTGCCTGGTTAGGAAGGAATAACACCCTGTCAATAACAATTGATGTTACCGTTATGGACGAGGACATCGACGACATCATGTGTACGGCATTAGAGGGCGGCATCACCCATTGGTGCGCTGAGGCGGAAGTCGTCGGAGATTATCTTGGGGAATATGCCAGTGAGCAGATCAGCAGGGGCGGCGTATTAAAGCTGCACGACGCAGAGGGAGAAGATGTCTACGAATTGGATAAGGCTAAATTCTTGAAAGGCCTGAAAGAGTACATCCGGTACAATTCATATGCCGTCATGGACACCGAAGGTAGAATTGATGCAGGAAACATTGACGCTGAAGCCGCCGACGAAATCATTCAGTACGCTGTATTTGGCGATGTAATTTTCGGATAACACAGAGGGAGGGATAAGCATGTACGACGGATTACCGAAATTCTGCTATCATACGCACCCCACAACCGGCAAAACGATTATATTGCAACGGGGAGTTGCGGGTTATTACGACACAGGCCTTGACACTCCGGCAACCGTGCTTAATCGCCATCTTGGCGTTACGCCGGCGCAGGCCGAGGCCATGTTTGTTGGCTCCATGTTTGGTTGGGAAGTTCCGGGGGCAAATCCAGAAATGTACGACGAAAACGGGAAGCTAAAGGCAGAACAGAGAACGGAGGGGATAAGATGAAGCACACATGGAAATACGAACAGGGATATAGGTATTACGTTTATATCGGCCCTGGCCGGATCGAATACTTTTATGATCTGGAATCGGCCCAGGAATGCGCCCAAATGTATGATGCAGAAGTTAAAGAAATGTTTTAATAAACGGGCAGGCGCAACCTACCAAAGTTTAACCGCCTGCCCTACCCACGGATGGGGATATGTTGATTATAGCATATCCCCCTTAATTTTGTATAGGGAGGATATTGTTTTAAACCATCCCGCCGCCTATAGAGGCGGGGGATTTTGAAAGAAGTTTGGTTAAACAACCCTTATTCTTTCAGGCTGGTTTAAGCAGCCCCTAGCATGTAGGACGGTTAAGTCCACCATGTTACTTTTGCGAAGAATATTTAAAGCACCGTTCACATCAGCGTTGATAACTGTACCTTGACAAGTTTTATATTGCCCTCTGGAAATACGTTTTCCGCTAAACTGATATTCCTGCGGATTATCTGCATTGTGAACAGGAAGAGGGTCATTGTTAAAAAAGTCAGCTTGCGATGTATAACTTTCTTCCTGTTCAACGTAGTTAATCCCGTAACGCTCGCAAAGGGACTGGATTTTAAAGCGTAAATCACCATAAGGAATTTGAACAAAGTTTTGGTTGTTCTTTTTACCGATATTGACGTTACGCTTCCAGTCAGGGTTATAACCAACAACAATATTGCCGATGCCGTTTTCGATGCAGTAGTTTACAATAATCCTTGCGGCTTTATTTAGGTAATAATTAACACGGTTGTTGCGTTTGGTCAGGATGGTATATTGGCGGTTGGTTAAACCCTTAATCCCTTGCTTATCTTTGATGGACTGAAGCCTTGCATTTTCCTTGTTGTACCACTGGTTAATTGATTTAAGCTTTCTGCCGTCCACAATAAAAGACGTCCCAGTGTTAGTAATACAGGTTGCAAGGTTATCAAGTCCAAAGTCAATAGCAAGTGCGTTATTGGTATTAAGGTTAAGGTTTTCTTCTTCCTGGATATAGATGAACTCTATTTCAAAGAATTTGCAGTTATGTTTTGGGAAGATGCGGATTTCCTTAACCTGCTTATCCTTCAGCCTTTCGGGAAATGGAAGTTTTACTTCTCCAAATTCCTTCTTGAAGGCGTTGGACATAGGTACTTTAAAGAAACCGTCCTTAACCTTGAAACGGGGAATAATCAGCATAAAGTACCCATCTTTAGGAAGGTAATGCGGGAGATGAATATCTGTAAACCTGTATTCATTTTTCTTAGCCTTAGAAATAAGGGCAAAAAAAGATTTAAAGTTGCGGTCAACTACTTTCATTGTTTGCTGTGCAATATCTGTATTGAGAAGTTGGTAATTCTCATTTTCTTTACAGATGTAGTAAGCGGATTCGTAACGGAGATACTTCTTTTCAGTAAAGTAATACTGGCGAATAGTGTAAAGTGTTGAGTTATACAGGTTTTTGGATAACCTGCACAATTCCTTTAGGGCAATATATTCTTGTTTGCTTAAATTTCTTAATTGGTTCCTTTGAGTGCGGTACATGTTATCACCTCACTTTCAAGAGTATTATAACACGCTTTCGCCAAAATTGCAAGTATGTAGCGAAGAAAGGAGGTAAGGCGCATTCCTCCCCGCCCTAAGAGGACGGGGTCTCCTGTGCCGAATTAGATGAAAATGCCTGGGTGGAGATGCGCTAATCACGAAGCACCGGGCAAAGAGTATGACGAATCGTTACTCACATTATTTTAACATGGAGGGAGGCAATGCAATGTGGCAGGACGTTTTGCGGGCCGTGGGGATACTTGCGGTCCTATTCGCATTATTATTTGACGTGGCAAGTAAGATTTTATAAAATGAACGAAAGGAGTTGGTTATAAATGGGAGCGATTAACTTTAGGATGCCGGACGATCTGCACCGGAAATTAACCGTTATGGCGAACGATAATGGCCGTAGTCTGAATGGCCAGATCCTGTATTGCATCAATCAGGCCCTGGGGGGCATCGGATCGGCGCCCACCCTCGTTCATTCTGAGGAATTGGGCGACATGATATTCATGCCGTCGGGCAAGACCGCAGATGTAACCGACAGAATTTTTAAGCGGTTCTGCGACGGGAAATTCCCTATAGGCAATGCGAATTGGGATAACGCTTTCAATAGCTTAGCGGAAGCGGCGGAGGCTTCCGGGATTATAGTAGCGAGATATCTGCCGTCGGGTTTGCTGATTGAAGATCATGCCCTTTGGCATGAACTGTACCGGAAGTATGTTGTGATGAAGTAGTTTCTATTAATTTCTTAAGAAGGAGAAAGAAAAATGAAAAGAATTGGAATGTATACTGGCACAATTTATGACGATTCAATAAACCCATCAGATATTAAAGAGTGTTGTAAGTGTGCAAATAATCCAACGGCAGAGGAAATAAATAGTGCAAAGATGCAATGTGCTTTGTGTTTCGGAGAAGAGTGTCTTAAAGCATTAGACCGTCAAAATGGTATCACAAGATAATGATTAATCAGATTTTCTACTAACTTGTGAAAGGAGAAACCATGAACAATAAACAGGCAAAGCAAGTCATCGAAAACTATAAACCCTCTAATGGATTTTTCGACCTATCAGAAAAGCCTGAAGGCCTTAGTCAAATCGAATACGCAAAGATATTGGAAGCACAGAACTTCCTTGTTGAGCAGAATAAAAAAAGTAAGTATTTAAGAGAGTTTGAACCCATTCAATGGGATAAGCTGAGAGAATTTTCAGCATCATTACAACAGGTAATATTTAGTCACTGGGGCGATTCAGTTTTCGTCTAATAATGATTAATCAGATTTTCTACTAATTGCGAAAGGAGAAAGTTATGGAAGCGATAAAAATTATCTGGTGCAGGTTCCTTTGCGTTATTTGTGACACAAATCACAGCAGATGCACAGAGCAATATTGCAAAAACAAATGATTACTAAGCATAAAGTTAAGAGAGCCGATTGGCTCTCTTTTTTATATTTTTTTGATAGGGAATGGCAATCGTAATGGCCGTCCCCTGGTCCCTTCTATATACGCCGTTTGCGCTATATCCACGATGGACGAATAAAGCGATATGATATCATCCGACGGATACTTGCCACGGGTTTTAAAGTAATGCTCTCTAAATTGTGCCTCGTCTAGCTGGTATGTGCCTTGATTCAGATAGTCCTCCATCTTGGTACCTCCCATGTTTAGAAAGTCTTTTATAGTATAGGTAGTATAATGCTAACACCATGTTTGCGGGCCGGTCAACCCACTGTATATGGTATTCATGATTTTTTAAAACCGATTTATCAGGTAAAGTCTGATCCCTACGTCCCTCAGAAATTGTTTCCTTGTCTTATAAAAATGATCTTTTGCAAAAGGATAAGGGGTTTCGCTGAACGGGAGCCAACCGCCAGCGGCAATATTCAGCAGTATCCCGTCAACAATCTCGCTTCTGACCTTCTCTTCGTATTGCCTGCCTATGTTCTGTATTGCTTGTTCCACCGCATCAATGCGCCTTTCCTGCTCTGCTATGAATGTATCCAGGTATTCGATCTGCTCATAGATTTCGGCTGTCGGATCGCTGACCCATGGCCTACCCCTTGGCGTATGGGACAAGTTGATGCTCTTCAAAGTATCGGTTAGAGAATCCCTCTTGTCCTTTGCCTCGATTACTTGCTTTTTTCGGATATCGTGGGTCTGGACGATCTTAATGCACAGGTCCCGGATGTAGTTTTTTGTGCTCATGGCCTGCCCCCTCTCTCTTTTAAAACCCAACGAATTTCAAGCCTGTTTTTTGCTCGATGATTTCCTGTACTTGCCTGAGATCAACAAGGTGTTCGCTCAAATATTCAGCGTAACGGCTTGCTCTTTCCGCTATTCCGACCAGCTTATCATCGTTCAGCTTCAGTTCATCCTTTGCGGCCAGAAGGAACAGCAGCGTTGCTCTTGACGTGGCCTCGTCGCATGCTGAAGCCATAATCTTGTTGATTGTCGCCTTGTTCAGTGTTATCGGCTTCTTTTTGCTTCTGCTTCCCATGGTTATCACCCTCCTATGTCCTTAACGTTTACTGCCCTATCATCTATGTAGATATCGGCATAGAGTTTCCCACTCTTGCCAAAACCTACCCACGGATTGTCATTAACTGCATGAATCGGAACACTATTCTCAATACACCACGCAACCGCTTCGGCGAGATAATGATTGTCACGGCAGGTATGAAGAATGATCTTCGTGCCTTGCTTGGCCTGCTCCCTTATGTATTCGATCACGTCCGGCTTCGGCTCTCCGATTTCGGGGAATCGGTGTTCGCATAAAGTTCCGTCAAAATCGACGGCAATAAATTCATACTTTTTCATTTTCCCCCTCTTCTTTCTGGAAAGCTAGTAATCACTATTTCTACAAATCGCCCGTATCCACAAACTTTTGTAGGATGGATATGATTTCTTTTGCCCGCTCTCTGTTAATGTGCATTCTCGTACTCATTAATACAGATTCAGGCACAGGATATTTTACCCATCCAGTTAAATCTTCTCTTACTTCTTTTGCCATAATTCTTGGGTTTGCATCTTCAACACCTATCCAAATAGCATCTTCATCGGCGAGAGAAGATTTTTGTATATTGCAAGTTTCTCCGCAGAGGTCTTGGAATCTGATTAAATCAAATCCCCTCCCTGTTTTTGTCTTTTCCATGTGTTCTCCTTTCAACACTTAAGTAGAAATTTTGTGCTGGATATTAGTTGGTTACATTTGGATATCACAACCTAATTGATCAGCAATTTTTATAGCTTCTGCAAGCAGGATCTCTTGCTTATTCTCATCGATTTTGCCCCCAAGCATTTCAAAGAATTGGTAGCCGTGATTTTCAAAACCATATTGATGAAACCAGCCATACCAAGGGCTCAATAGAGTTTTGCACGCTTCGACAAAAGCTGTTGCATCTTTGTCTTCGTCGCCAACGTTGAAGTTATATTCGATTCCGTAGGTATGCAAACCATCAGGATAGTGTATTTTGATCATTTCATTCTCCTTTCATCACAGCGCCTTTTCTGCGGTTTCACGGGCGAGACCGGCAATACGCTCAATGGCTTGTTCTGAAGTATGCCCATCCCATTCTGGTGCTTTTTCAAGTTCTCTTACTCGAAACATATCCCAATACGGGTTTATGTCATAGTGGTATGTAGCCTGTCCTTCTGGAGTATTTATGCCGACTATAAACATCCCGTCA